GAAAAAAGGAGAACTACATAAATGAAATACCCGATTGATTTGGAGTTGCTCAATGCTCTTCTACCGAAGTTAGTAGGCCCATTTCAGGAGTACAAAGGTGAGATATGGAATTATCTCAATCGAATTAATCAAGCATACGATGATGGCAAAAATGGTGTTACAACAGGCTATCCGATACAACTAGAGCAGGGGATGCGTATAGCGCGAACCAGTGGGAAGATGGATAGCTCGAATCGATATCAGATTCACAATCTGTTGAAAGCACTAGTTGATATGTGCAACGAAGCCTACGAGCAAGGACAAAAAGATAAGAGGTGACAAACCTGAAACGGTACATAGGAAAACGAGATTATATCTATCTCATACTGGCTGTAGTGATTTTCCTGACGACCTGTATGGTGTCTGCAAAAATGGATAGTACATACCAGTCAAAAAATGCGCGGATTGAGTTTTCTGTGTTTACAATGTTGCGGCCAAGACGAGGATTCAATTACTTGCAAATGAGTTTTGAAGAAGAGCAAGTAAACGAAACTGAAAAGACAAAAGAAGATATGGCACAGCCTGAAGAGTTAGAAGAGGAACCGCAAATTGCAAGTGAACCAATGGAGGAAGATGAGGCAATCAGTGATAGTGATATAGACCTGTTAGCCCGTATCATCTCTTGTGAAATGGGATGCAGTTGGATCCCGGATGAGCAACAACTGTATGTGGGATCTGTGGTCTTGAACCGGGTGGCATCTGATTTGTTCCCGAACACACTGCAAGAGGTCATCTATCAACCAGGACAATATGCGCCGGCTATCTCCGGATGGCTGGAAACAGTCGTGCCGGATGAAAGAACTAGAGAGAATGCCAAATGGCTATTAGAGAACGGAAGTGTTCTGCCAAATGGTGTATTGTATCAATCAACTGTCGCTCAAGGACCAATTTACGCTACCTACTATGATGCAACGCTAGGAACGATGACCTATTACTGTTACGGTTGAAAGGAGGCCCTATATGTACATATGTCTTGAGTGCGGCCACCACTTTGAAGATGGAGAAGAGGCGATTTGGGAAGAACAACATGGATTAGAAGATAGCCTTTATGAGAAAATGTCAGGCTGTCCGATTTGTAATTCCGCATATGCAGTTGCTGGGCGTTGTAGAAAGTGTGGACATGATTTTTTAGAAGATAACCTTTATTCGGGTCTTTGCAAAAAGTGTTTGACAGAATTAGCCTTACCGGAAACAACAGCAGATTATGTTCATGACAGACACCTCTCCTGTAGCTTCTACAGTGAGTTTTATGACGGCAAAATCGAACGAATGAGCGATAGCCTTGAAGAAATTTTGCGGGGCGGTATGCTCCAACAAGCGGCTGTAGAAAAGCTGAAACGTGAATTGTCGACCATCAAGAAATGTGTGAGATATATCATGTCTGACGAGGCGGCTACCTATGATTTTTCACAATGGCTGCAGGAGCGGGGTGTAACTTGTGCCCAGAGATAAAATTTTAGAATACCAAGAGACGTCGGTCTCTATTTTTTTCCCAGATGGAGAAGTGAAGTGTGCCCTTTGCCCTTTGTTAGAGACATATGCCCGTGACCAATGCAGACGAACAGGCGAATACATATTTGACCGACGTGGAGTGGGGCTATGGTGTCCGTTGAAAGCAAAGGAGGATTGAGAATGGCAATCCCAGTTATGATTTACGGACAGAGCGGGTCCGGGAAAAGTACAAGTCTGCGTAATTTCAAGCCGGGTGAGGTATCTATTATCAACGTCAGTGGTAAGCCGCTGCCATTTAGGAATAAACACAAGACATACAACTGTGATGACTATACCAAAATCTTGGCAGCAATTCAAAAGGCCAAGACGAACGCCATCATCATTGACGATGCTACCTATCTAATGACAAACGAGTTTATGCGAGGTGTAAAAACGGTTGGTTATCAGAAATTTAATGACCTTGCGCTTAATTTTTGGACACTGATTAGGACGGCGGCTGATTTACCTGAAGGCAAAATCGTGTATTTCATGGGCCATGTGGATTCGGACCAGAATGGAAATGAAAAATTCAAAACGATTGGAAAGCTGCTGGATGAAAAAGTCACGCTGGAAGGAATGTTTACGATTGTTCTAAAAACCGTGGTGCAGGATGGAAAGTATCTCTTTTCTACGAAGACCAACGGTCAAGACACAGTAAAGACACCTATGGGTCTTTTTGAAGAGTCATTGATAGAAAATGACTTAAAAACAGTGGACGCAGCAATCAGGGAATACTGGGGTCTGGCACCTCTGACCACCATCAATGAATGACAGAAGGAGAAAACAACATGAAACAGTACAAAGGAATCAAAATTGAACCGACAAAGCAAGGCCGTGAAATCCTCCCAGCAGGCGGCTACGTAGCGAGAATCAAGTCTGCCGTTGTAGAAGAAAACAACTATGGCGACAGGTTACTTATTTATTTTGATGTAGCGGAAGGATCACACAAGGATTTTTTCCAAAATGATTGGGATGGTCAGACTCAGGAGGACAGACGCTGGAAAGGTTGTTACCGTGCATACCTTCCCAAAGATGACGGTAGTCAGCAGGACGAATGGAGCAGAAAGACCCTGGGAAACATCATTTGGTCTCTGGAAGAAAGCAATCCGGGTTTTCACTTTGATTGGGATGAGAAGGAATTAGAGGACAAGCTGATTGGTGTTCTATTCCGCAATAGAGAGTGGGAGTTTAATGGAAATAGCGGCTGGACGACAGAGTGCAGCGCATTAAAAGATGTCAATTCTATCCGCACCGGAAAGTTTAGTATTCCCAAGGACAAGCCTTTGCCCGACAAAAAAAAGCAAAGTGATTTTCCTCCATTGCCCGACGATGACGACTGCCCTTTTTAATAAATGAATCACTTTGATGTGGACGCTGCTCTCAAAACAATGACTATTTTGGTAGACACCAGAGAACAGCCAACAGATAGGTCGAAAAGAAGGTTGGCGTCATTTGGCTGTCCTTATGAGCGGCGCAAGCTGGAGTTTGGAGACTATTCGGTGAAATGCGACCGGCTGGACCTTTCCGGCAGGGTTGCAATCGAACGTAAAATGGACTTTTCAGAATTGGCCTTTTGTTATGGCGTAGGGCGGCCACGCTTTACGAGGGAGTTTGAACGGGCGAGAGAGGCGGGGGCAAAACTCTATCTTCTCGTGGAGAACGCCTCCTGGGAGAAAGCCTATGCAGGACAATATCGCAGTCGTATGACTCCACAGGCTCTTATCGCCAGTATTCTCGCGTGGCTGACGCGGTATAACTGTCAGGCCCTTTTCTGTAAAGAATCAACCAGTGGAAAACTGATCAATGACGTTCTTTACCGTGAATTAAAGACAGCACTGGAGGCGCTGCCAGATGGGAATGGCTGACACAATTAAGGCAAGAGTCACAATGCGCCAGGTAGTAGAGTTTTATGGCTTTTCGGTGGGACGGGCAGGGTTCATTCAATGCCCGTTCCACACGGAAAAAACGGCAAGCCTTAAACTCTATGATGATACCAATGCTTTTTACTGTTTTGGCTGTGGAGCACATGGCAGTGTAATTGACTTTGTAATGGGAATAGAACACTGCGGGACAGCGGACGCTTGCAGAAAGCTGGACAGCGCATTTGACCTTGGATTATTCAAGACTTACAGCTTCAAAGAACGTCGAGCAGCAACCCAAGAAGCTGTAAAGAGGAAAAGAGTCCTGCAGCAGAGAGAAGCCCAGCGTGACTACTCTCGCCAACAATATAACAAATTGACGCAATATTATCGGTGGCTGAAACAGCAAAAGCCGACAAAAGAAACAATATTTGATATGGATTATCTGGACCGTCTGCTTGATAGATTCCTTTTATCAGACGCTATCATCACTTTTGATGCAGATGCAAGGATTAATGCCTTATTAAGTAAATACAAAGACCGGGGTGAGTACGATTTACAGCGCAACAAATATTGACATCATGGAGCGCGAACAGCTGCTTCAAAGTGACTGGTTAGATGACGTTTTTGACTTGGAAGATGAGATCAGCAAAGCGAGGATCCTAGTGAGCGCAGAATTAAGAGCAGAGAAGCTAGGTTGCTTACCGCAGTTTAAGCAGATATTAAAGGCATATAAAAAAGAGTATACAAAGCTCCAAAAAGAGAACGCTAGGACGAATGCCCGAAAAAAAGAGAAGATTATTTTTGAACTTAACAAAGAGGGGCTTCCTAAAGCTACAATTGCTAATTTCCTTTCTGTATTAAGAAATGACCCCAAGTTTGATACTGTCCGATTTAATACACTTTCCTGCTCACCGGAGAAGACTTTCAGAGGAAAAATTGTCCGATGGACTGACGCAGACGATGCAGCTGTCCGGGAATATATCGAGCGTACATACCATTTTCACAGTACCCAGAAATGCGACGATGCGCTGCGGATTTTTTTTCGAGAGAGAGAATACAACCCAGTAGTCGACCTTATCGATTGCACGGAATGGGACGGAACACCAAGAATCGAAACTTTTCTGACAAAGTGGATGAAGTGCGAAGATACGCCCTACACCAGGGAGGTCAGCAGACTCATTTTTGCCGGCGGTATTTTCAGACTTTTTGAGCCGGGTTGCAAATTCGATGATGTTCCAGTCCTGATTGGCACCAAGCAGGGCGAGGGGAAAAGCACGCTTGTCAGATGGCTCGCTATGCGAGACGAGTTTTTTGCAGAAGTCAATGAGATTGAAGGCCAGAAAGGTATGGAAGCGGTCGAGGGAGCCTGGATTTGCGAACTGGGCGAGTTATTAGCCCTAACAAAAGCCAAGGAAGTTGAAGCCGTTAAGAGTTTTTTGACGCGGCAGGTGGACCACTACCGCAGGCCATATGACAAAAGGACCAGTGACTATCCGCGCCAGTGCATTTTTATTGGCACGACCAATAGGGAGCAATTTCTGACTGATCGTACAGGAAACCGCAGATTTTATCCTGTCCAAGTCTATCAGAGCGGCTATGAATTATTCGACCACAAAGAAGAGATACAAGGCGATATTCGGCAGTGCTGGGCGGAGGCCAAAGCACACTATGACAAGCATGAATTGTCTCCTTTTGCCGATAAAAAAGTTTTGCAAAAAATCAGAGAAATTCAAGAAAAATCTGTAGAAGATGATTATCGAATTGGAATGATCCAGGCTTATCTGGAGGAAAAAGCAGGTGATTCAATTTGCATTTTAGAGCTTTGGAAAAACGCTTTGGATAACCCATTTTCCAAACCGTCTAAAAAAGACAGTAATGAAATTTCCCTGATAATGCAAGGCTTTGCGGGCTGGAAGAAAAACCCAGTCTCAAAATGGACTAAAGAATATGGGAAGCAAAGAGTGTGGATCAGGTCAGACAGAAACGAAGATATTAAGTATCAACTGCTGCCGGACTAAAATGTAACCAAGAAAAGTCAGTTCACAAAATAGTTCCAAATTGGTTCCATCCTAAAACCATTGGTATTACTACCTTTACTCTACTTTGTCAACCAAGGAACTAGAATAATAGAGAAAGATAGTATAAATAGGGGGATATTATATATATAAGAAATATTGGTTCTTTTGGTTTCTTGGTTCTGGGAGATAGAACGGAATGGATATAAGAGAGATAGAACAAAAGGCATATCTCGGTGAAAAAATGCCAGATTTATTAACCTTACATGAACAGGTGTTCTTTATTCTGCTACGCGGGCTTTATATGCAATTACATAATGACTATATCGACCGAGAACAGGCGGCAGCTGAAAAGAAAAAAATTGTTGCACAATACAAAAAGCAACTCCGGCGAGAGAAGTTTAATTCTAACCTTGCTAAACTACAAGCTAATTTTTTCCGAGAGGTAGAGGCTGCTGCATCTCGATATGCGAAGACAAGGTCACGAGAGGCGGCTGACGAACTTTATCAGACGATTTACAAGGTACAGATAAAAAGCCACAAAGGATGTGATAAAACATGGTAAAAGTAAAACAGTGTGAAATGTGTGGGAAAGAGATTACTTATCAAAGGTCCAATAAAAGGTACTGTGAAGATTGTTCTAAAGCAAAAAATCGACAACGCAAGATAGAAAATATGAGGCTGGCGTCAAAGCGTATAGCAAGGTGTATGGTTTGCGGGGGGCCTGTCATACCTGGGAGTGGTAGTTTCAAGTATTGCGCTTTTTGCCGCACACTGACTGCTAAAGAACGTGAAGCCTATGCAAAACAAAAGGAATCAAGAAAGATTGGTTATTCGCTAGTAGAGCTTGCTGCTTTGGCTAAGCAATATCGTCCGCCATATGCCACTTATGGCAAATTAAAAAGCTATATCCATATGACTGGGAAACTGCCGCCGGAAGAGTACAAAAGGAGCGATGCAATTGAGTAAGCCCAGATATGATTGGTGGCCATATGTAAAAGGGATGATTCGTCGCTATCCGCTATTGAAAATGGAATATGAAGATCTACATAGTCAGAGTGTGACAGCACGTTATAGCTGCCTACCTCGTACAGGAGGCGCAGATCGGGGAACGGAGGTAATTTCTATCCGAGAGTTGCCTAGTACAAAACAAAGGGAATTTGAGGCAGTAAGATGCGCCATCGAGACGACAAAAGGCTATGCCAACGGCAAAGAGCGTCTAGCGGTTATTGATATGGTGCTGTGGAGACGAAGTCATACAATAGACGGAGCAGCTATGGCAATCCCTTGTTCCTGGCGTGTAGCGTGTCAGTGGCATGGAGATTTTATCCGTTTGGTAGCTAAAAATTATGGCTTATTGGATTAAAGTTTGCATACAAGAGCCCAAAAGATGTGATAAGATGATATTATGAGATTATTTGATAAATCGATTCATCACGATGTTCACAAACAGAGGCTGATAGATTCTGCAGAACTGGTTGGCTTTTTTGGGTTCCCAAAGGTGACTAAATGTTTAGAGATACCTGAAGAACTTTTGCCATTTAATATGGCGATGACAGAGAAAATACCTGACAAGAAATGGATACACTTTTTCTTAGATGATTATCAGTTTGAACGGGTATGGAACGCACCAGGAAAGTATTTGCCGATTTTGAAACGGTTTCGGGGAATACTAGGGCCGGATTTTTCCATGTTTAGTTATATGCCTAAAGTGCAGCAGATATATAATTGCTGGAGAAATGCAGTTCTTTGCAGTTGGCTGCAGCGAGAAGGAATTGTTGTAATTCCTACAGTGGAGTGGAGCGATAGAGAGAGCTTGGGATGGTGCTTGTCCTGGGTACCAAAAGGCAGCAGTATTGCTGTGGGGACATATGGCAGCTATAGTAGTGTTGAGCGACGGCGAGATATGCTGAAAGGGTTGGAGTATGTTTGCAATACATTGAATCCTTATGCCCTATGCGTGTATGGCAAACCTGATACGACAGTAGAATCGCTGTGCAGTCGGACTGTCTTTTTTGAAACGTATTGCCAGCAGTTGAGAAAGCGGGCTTGAAATGGGTGGAAGTAAGCAATATAACGCTGATGGTGGTTTTATAACTCAGACTTATAAGCAGAGTGGAACTACAAGTAACGGCATTAAAATTTTAGATTCAAATATAAATCAAAGCAATGGGTTACCACTATTTTCCAATACGCCTCATACTATGTATGCAGAAAGAAAAAATGAGAAAGTCATACAAATTTCTGTTTATGGCGGTGGGAAAGATGGAAGAATGAAATTGAAGGATATTGACTGGGGCCATCCGCATAAAAACAATGGTGTTACGAAAATGTGGCAAATAGGACAAATCCATGTACATGAGTATAATGGTCGGACAAGGAGCACGATGGCACGCAATCCGTCTACTAAAGAGCGGCGGCTGGCTATGATGGCAAGCTATGGTGGGTAAGTATGAGTAAATATTTAGGATACGACGACTTTAACGATTTTGAATATTTTGCAGCTTGTGGCGGAAATATTTTTTACGAAGGCCATTCTTATGACCTCTATCATAATGGGTTAGGCTACTGTATTCAGGATTATGGAACATTGGAAGAATATGTTGCAAATGGCAGAAAGCCTTTGAATGAGAAAACCTTTGAAACGGCCGAAGAAATGCTTGATAATTATGTTTTCTTTGATGGAGTCAAAATGCGGGACATATATGAACGCGATTACGATATGATTCCGACTGGAAAAATATGGGCTTTATTTAATGCATACGCGTATTGTGATGATAATGGCCCATCAAAAACGCGCAAAGAAATATTCAAAGGTATTTATGGTGAAACTTTAGAGCATGTGCGTGAAAACAATAAAGAAAGATTAAATAAATTACTTGGGAGCTGTTAAAAGTAACAGCTCTTTTCCTTTGGAGTGCCAGTATAGGATAAGCTGGAGGGTGGGACTGGGGAATTAATTATGGGACGACTTAAATCATGTCCATATTGTGGACATATACATGACAAGAAGTATGATTGTGGGAAACGGCCAGTATATAAGCGCAAAACAGAGCAGGACCAATATCGCAATACATATGCGTGGCAGAAAAAAAGAAATGAGATTTAT